GGAAAATCAAGTACTACAAGGGTCTGGGTACCAGCACGAGTGCTGAAGCTCGGGAGTATTTCAAGAAGATTCAGGACCTCACTGTGAAGTTTGACATGGATATCATGACAGACAAGTCCATCGTTCTCGCCTTTGACAAGAAGAAGGCAGATGATAGAAAGTCCTGGCTTTTGGAGAGTACAGCGAAGGACCCCAAAGAATTGGAAGTTCCCTATGGATCTGTCAAGAACTTGAGCATTACCCACTTTGTCCGCAAAGACTTGGTCAATTTCAGTTTGGCAGACCTCAAGCGCTCTATTGCCCATATGGCGGATGGTCTCAAGCCTTCGCAGAGGAAAGTGATGTATGCTTGCTTCCACAAGAATCTCAAGGATGAAATGAAGGTGGCACAGTTGGCGGCATATGTTGCGGACAAGTCAGCTTACCACCACGGCGAAGTATCCTTGGCAGATACAATTGTCAAGTTGGCCAACGACTATACGGGTTCAAACAACATTAACCTTCTTGAGCCATGTGGTCAATTTGGTACGCGTCTCATGGGTGGTAAAGACGCTTCTCAAACGAGGTATATCTTCACAAAACTTACCAAGGAGGCTCGCAAGATCTTTGATCCTCGGGATGACCCGATCCTCAACTACTTGGACGATGATGGACGCTCCATTGAACCAGACTTTTACATGCCAACTTTACCAATGGTTCTCGTGAATGGAACCGAGGGTATCGGTACGGGTTTCAGTTGCTATGTACCACCATTCAACCCCAAGGATATCAAGGAAAACATCCTTCGTGTGCTCGATGGTCGTGAAGTTAGTGAGATGAAACCATGGTTCCGTGGATTTAAGGGTAACGTTTTCAAAGAAGATGGTACGTGGATCACCGAGGGTGTGTGGCGAGATACTGGATCGAGACTCAAAGTGACTGAGCTTCCACCGGGTCGATGGACTCAGGATTACAAGGAGTATCTGGATACTCTCGTGGAAAAGAAGGTGATCACGAGTTTCACAAACAATTCCACGACCGAAGATGTTGATTTCGAAATATTTGGATACAATGGAAAGGATCTCGTGAAGGACCTCAAGTTGAGAAAGTCATTCCATACATCCAACATGCACTTGTTCCACCCGGAGAAGGGTATCCATAAGTACACAAGTCCCGAAGAGATTCTCAAAGACTTTGTAAAGCTTCGATCCGATCACTACATCAAAAGAAAGGAACACTTACTCAAAGTTCTCGAAACCAAAGCAACCATGTGTGGCTATAAATCCAAGTTTGTCACCATGGTCATCAACGGAGACATCATAGTTTTCAAAAGAAAGAAGGATGATCTCGAACGACAATTGGCGGGTCTATTTCCAAGAATCAATGACAGTTTTGATTATCTACTCAATATCAAGACTGTTCAGTACACCGAAGAGTGTGTCAAAGAACTTTTGAGTGAAGCTGCGACGGCGCGACGCGAACTCGATATCATGAAAAACACGAGTCACATAGACATGTGGAAAAGTGATATTAAAAATTTGTAGACATAGAATAAGATGTGCGACGTCAGTGGCGCGAGCACCGGGGCGATCTTATCGCTGAACGCACTCGGTAAGCAAGACACATATCTATTGTCCGGAAAACCGGATGATTCTTTATTTAAATACGAAGAGAAGAGACATTCCAACTTTAGTCGTTTTCATAGAACCACCACCGTATACAATCCAGGCGGAAAACTCACATGGCCGTTTGGTGAACGCATCAAAGTGACCATGAATCCCCAAAACGCCGGTGACCTTTTGAGTAACATGTATATTAGTCTCACACTTCCAGCGCTCCCAAGTGGTCGGAACTATTCCGATCAGGTTGGTCGACACTTGATAAAGAGTATTACCATGCGCGTTGATGAACTCGAACTCGAAACCATCTACGATGATTGGATGGTCATTTACGATGAATTGTATCTGGAAATGTCCGAAAAGATCACGAACAAGTTTTTGATTAATCGCATGCTTCCGTATGATACAGCCGTCGATACACCAGAGTATGCCCAGTATCAATCCGATCTCATCATTCCAATTCCCTTTTTCTTTTCGAGAAAGTATGCGAGTGATGAGTACGAGACCAATAAACCAAATCGCCCGTATTTTCCCTTATGTGCGATTCATAAACAAAAGCTTGAATTCGAAATTGAGTTTCATCCACAAACATTCTTCTCGGATACGAACTCAACTCTCACACTTCCAGAATTTCACATAGTCACAGAAGAAATGACGATCGATCCAGCTGAGAGACGATTCTATGTCACAGAAGATACGACATTTATTACGGATGTGGTGAAGAAACACCCAACCACAGAAACCGAAGTTGGGAAAACCATCGTCAAGAATAATTTGGTTCCGTCCATTCCCGTGAAAACACTTCACTGGTTTTTACGAAACAAAAAGTTTGAAGACGTGAATGAGGCCAGGGGTCCTGGAACACCTGATCAAGCATACCTCGATGTCTATGAGATTCCCGGATCGGTGGGTGCGGACTATTACTACTTCCAAAATAGATTCAACTTTTCGAGTGTACTCGACTTTGATCAATTATACGCGTTCTTTTATCCAGTCATGGATTCGGCAAAGTTCTATATTAATGGAAATGATCTTCCTAACATTACAAGTGCAAATCATTCATACTACAAGTACATGACACCATTCAAGGCGCGACTGTCTCGACCGTACAGAAATATCTATACGTATTCCTTCTCGATGTATCCGGCAAATGTGGAGCCATCGGGAAGCCTGGATTTTAGTCAGATAAAGTCAGAAAAAACAAACATAGAATTAAACCTAAAGAGTGGACTTACCGATCAATATTCATTACACATGTACTACACTGGGTATCAAACGTTTAAATTTTCAAAGGGATTCATGTCCCTCGCTTATTAAACAATGTTGTTTTGTTATCCTTAATGTATTCAATGATTTTGTTTTTGATACACCATTTGATGAAATTCAATTGCGCGAGTGTCGTTTGAATTTCATGAGATGTTCCCGGAACCGTGTACGAGAACTTTTGGGATCGACAAAATGGATCAAAAAATCGTTTACTGTATCCATCGAGACTCGACTTGTATGCACAGTGTACTGTGAATAACTTACCGTCGGTCGTTTTATAACTCGTGTGATTCTTCTTCGCATAATTCGTGATGAACCATTCAAGGTTTCGGAGAGAGATTCCACTCGATTTATCGAGGACGTTCAGTAATGTAGTTCTATTCTTTTCTTCACCGTAAAAGTTGTTGATGGCATGTAGCAGAATATCAGACTTGTTCATTACTATAGTATACCCTTCAAATCTATAAGCTTGTTTGATGACGATGATGCTTCGCAGGCTGGACACCCTTTCATGAATATGGGTGGAAATGTATGCGTATGTGCGGGTCCACTCGCTCGAACTACGGACACGGGCTCGAAACTCTTCTTTTGTATCAAGTGTGTATCACAATACCCACCATTTTTACCACGTCGCGTACATCTATGTCCATCCTTCTTCACACCACGACACATGAGGTTTTCAGAAATGTGTGGAATGTCTCGAAGCAAAAGCTCCATGGAAATGCCGTGTGTCTTTGATATCTTTTCAATGTATTGTGTAAGTCGCTCACTCACGCGCTTTTCTACCTCCTCTTCAAACACCTGATTTAGTGCACTCGACATTGGACTTACTTTGTTCTAGTTCGTAATTTTTAAATAACGTTTCAATTGATGTCTTGGGCGCTCTCTTCTTACGAGGTGGTTTATGTTGAGCTATGATTTCACCAAAGATTTCCTCCTTTGGATTCTCATATAACGGATCAAGTAGGTCGCACACAGGTGTTAAAAACTTATTGAGGAAATAGTAGTGATAGTCGATCGGGACATTATGCTCCTCTACGTATTTTGGATCTTCGGATTTTTCGTACGCTTTGGCTTTGGGGTCTTCGGTCTTTGTGAGAAGGTACGGCACCCGATCACCAGATTGCGGCTCCGAGCCCGGACGACGTTGTCGCATCTTGTTATGCACTTGAACATGTGCCATGTTAATATCCCAACTATTCGCGACATCAGAAATGTGTACCGGTTTCCCTTTCACTTTGTACGTATCCGAGAGTGATTGACTCAGTACAAGCTTTTCATTCGGAATGTCCCCAGAAAGAAGTTCGATCGCGCGTTCACGTGCAAGTTGTTTTGGTGGTTCTGTGTCGTTCGATTCTAAGACAACATCGAGGAGTTCTTTGCATACTTCTCGCAAGTGAGGCGTATTGTCTCTTCGAACAACCTGAAGACCTTTGATGTCGATGTAATCCATATGCATTTTGTCATCTTTTCCCTTTGTCCATAACTTTGCGGCGTACCGTTTTTTGGAATAGAGGAAATAGGGCCAATATACCTTTTCGAGTTCCAAATTATTTGGTTTCTTGAACAAAGCCGTACACTCTTCGGCAGCTCTCTCACCCACTTCCCAACTATACGCGATAGCCTCTTCACCCGTGCGTTCTCCAACATCAAACTCAACCATGACTGAATCCGTATCCCCATACCTCACCTTTGCCCCAGGAAAGTTCTTTTCGACGTAATTCCGTGTTTGCTCAATCATCCATCGACCCTTTGATGTGACCGTTGACGCGATCGGTACACACGGAAGCATACCCTTGCCAGCACCAGTGAATCCATAGACAGAGTTCATGGAAATCTTGTACGCCAATTGTTTACCATTGAACATTTCCTTCATCGCACCTGTAGACATTGCCATATCCTTCTTGGCTTGTTTACGAAACTGCTTGAGTTCCAACAGAATACTCGGTAAAAGACTCGGAACGTCTTGAGCGAATTTATACTTTTTACCTCCCACTTCAAAAATTTCATACGTCACACCGGGAACGTTTCCATATTTCTTTTCATCCATAACCCATGTCGAATAGCATAAGTTGTGCGCCATGATGATACTGGGATACAGTGCTTCGAAATCGAGAGCCGTGATTGGTGTATAGTACGCCCCCTTTTGCGCATCAAGCACCGTTGCACCTTCGTATGGTTCTTCAGGAATCGCCCCGTATTTAATGGTCGGTACCATGAATCCCATCTCACGCGCTTTCTTCGTGAGTTGTGAAAACACCTTGATTTGTTGTCCCCGCTCGACAAGGTAGTTCAGCGGTACCCACGTCGCTTTAGCCATTTCTAAAAGATTGAGCAGCGTACACAAACGTTTAATGAGTCTGTGTGGAAGAAGGGTATCCTTAATACAATACTCCGCGACTTCACGCAATTTGACTGGATCTTCTTCGAGAAAGCGCGCAAACATTTCTTTCGGTGGCATATCAATCTTTTGATCCCCGAGGTACAATTTAGATACATTATCCAATTTATAGCTATCAAGCTTGTATCCCTTCTTGACTTCATGGAACAAATCAAAAATGAACCGACCGGGCATTGGAAGGAGTTTGAGTTCATTGTCTCCCAGGGCACTCGAAGAGAGTTTCTTATAGACCATCTTACACTCATGTTCTTTGAGTCGGCCGAGTTCATAGAATTCTGGATCGCACCCAACCAATTGTGCACGTTGATAAATGTATTCCATATCGAAACCGAAAATGTTCCATCCGGTAATGATATCAACATTCTTTTCGTGTAAATACTTTTGAAATGCATGGAGCATTTCTCGTTCTGTTTTGAAACTCACGATGGTTGCACCTTCCAGGTTAGGATCCGTGTTTTTGTAACACAGACATGTCTTATCATACGGCTCATCAGATCCAAATGTACACAAGGAGATTGCAATTTGAAAACATGCATCACCGGGTACAAGCGCATTCGGAAATTTACCAGTGGAACTGTTTGATTCGATATCGAGTGACGCCACGACAAATGGCGCTGTTTCATTCTTTTCGACGGGTGTAAGTGTTTGCCAATCATTACAGAAAAGATCAATGTCCGTCCGTGCGAGATACGATCGAATACACTTAGAACCCGTGTCGAGCCATCCACTTGATTGAATTCCTGTTCGGTGCATGAGCCTCAGGACAGGATCAATATTCGATTCGTACACGTGGTATTTCCTGAACTCGTCATTATACATGAATAACGAATTCACTTTTCGACGCGCGGCGAGTGTTTTGAAATTTAGGCGCATGAATGCAAACTTTTCATTATTTTGAAATCCCCACACGTCCTTTTGTTCAGTCAAAGAGTATGACGTGACGTGATTAGGTCTGAGTTTGTTCAGTTGATTGTACAGGAGCTGAACTTGTTGCTGAGATGTTCCAGACGGAAGTTTTACGAAGAAATACGGATCGAAACCTGTCGTCACACAGACCGACTTTCCATCTTCAGTCTTGCCGAAGATACTGATAAGGTGTTCGTCTCCTTCTTCGGAGTCTCGTGCCTCCCACGTCAATGCTTGGAAGACCACCATTTTGGTTTGTGTATACATCGAGCCAAAATTTTAATATGCTTATTATATAAATGTCAGCAGCCTTGATTGATCTTGTCTCTAAGGGCGCCCAGGATGTGTTCATCACTGGTGAGCCTCAGGTCAGCTTTTTCCGTCAAAACTACAGGCGTCACACGAATTTTTCTATTAAGCCGGAGCGCATGGATTACATCGGCACTTTCGGTTCTAACAATGAAGTCACCATTCCGATTCGTTCCAAGGGTGATATGCTTGGATACGTGTGGATCGAAGCGAAGAATATCTCCAACGTCGCGACGAATACCGACGGTTTGTTCTCCGCCAATGCCGCTAAGCCGACCGAGTTCCTCTTGTACATCGGTGGTCAAGAGGTCGCACGTCTCGATTCTTTGTACATTCAGGGTGTACACAACATCGTCTATAAGGAAAACCAAGCCCGCGCGTCCGCGACCGTCACGACGACTGAAATCAAGGATAACGCGAAGGGTGTCGAAGGTGCCTCCGATTACTACTTGATTCCGTTCTTCTTCAGTGAAGATTGGACCAAGTGCCTCCCGCTCGTGGGTTTGCAATATCACGAAGTCGAAATCAGAGTCAAGTGCCGCGATAACTTTACGCCGGCCGAAACGCCGAAGGTGTATGGTATGTACGCGTACCTTGACAGTGATGAACGCAAGTTTGTCACTGACAACGAGCACGAACTTTTGATCACGCAAACGCAATATCAATTGGCGTCTAACACTGATACTGAAATTGATCTTACCTACTTTAACCACCCGACCAAGGCGATTCACTTGGTTTCTGGAAATGCGACGGCTGGTACGTGGGACACGATGTACACGTTCGATGAAGCGAGCATGTACATCAATGGTGTCGCGCTCTTTGAAAACATGTCCAAGACGTTCCATCACAACCTCGCGCACGAAATGCACGCGCAAAACCTCGCGGATTCCACCTTGGACACGGCGCCGCTCTACACGTGGCCGTTCTGCTTGACCATGAACAAGTCGCAACCGAGTGGTAGCTTGAACTTCTCTCGCATCGATAGCGCCAAGCTCACGTTGTCGAACCCGTCGGGTGGTAACCAAATGCACCGCGTTTACGCGGTCAACTACAATATTTTACGAGTAAAGAACGGTATGGCCGGTGTTGCTTTCGGGAACTAATAAAATTGATCATCGCGTCTTCTTCTTCCTCTTCTTCGTCGGGTTTTTCGTAATAATCCGCCAATGAAGACTCTACATTGACCTCTACGGGTGGCGCCTCGAGTATCTCCACTTCGTACACATTCGTATCCGATGGGTGAATCATACTTAATCGACACGACTTCGCCGTGACGATGGGAACATTCTTCTGAATGACAATGACAGGTGAACACACCAAAACGAATGACATTATTTAAAAATAGCGACTTATATTTAAGTAGAAGAATGAATCTGACCCCAATTAAACTCATCAATAACCGCAATGTTCGTAACACCCTTTTGAGAGCCAAAGGTGAGACTGCGGAAATTGACAC